ATGCTCTTTTGATATTGGTCTTGGGTGAAGTCCCCTCGCTCGGTTGACTTCTTGAAGAACGTAATGTAGTCGCTCATCCCAAACTTGTTTACAAACTGCACAAGGTAGGGGTCGTACTTTGGTTCGCAGATAACTTCAAAGTCTACTGCGGTCTTATCATCTACCTCACCCAATGCTTCAAGGGCTTCGCATAGGCAGTCAAGACCTTCCACCGTACCGCCATCGGTCTTCACCCTGTCGTTGTAGGCAATGCCTTCGCTATTGACAAGCAGGTTGATGGTGTAGGTGTCTGTTGGTGTGATTCCTAAAAACGCTGCTACGTTAGCAACACCCGAAGGAATGTAGATAACCATTTGCGTAGATATAATCGTAGTGTATGCCCACCCCAATTCATCCTTCAAAGAGAACCAGTATTCTGTTCCGTTGATTTCAATACTGAATCCATTGACGTTGCTTGCGGTGTTATACGATACGGGCAGCGATTGGTAGTTGCCAGCAAGCACCTGCATAGTGCGGTTGGTAAACAGGTTTGGTTGGGTTACTCCTGTATTCTGCTGCTGACCTAATGACTTATACCCATCTAAAGAAAGAAAGTAAGCATCTGAAATTCCACCAGTAATTGGTGCGGCTCCATTATTAGAATAGTTCCAGAGTCCAGTTATATTTGCCCAAGCAGCCTCACCAGTTTCTGATGCACTTGGGGCGGTGATAAACGCTTTACCGAATGGATGCTCAAACTGCTCACGAACCAAGTCAGCAACCTCAAAATTGATTACCTCATCAATAGAATAGTCCTTTGATAAAGAATAGGTTGTTTCTCCAGCGATAGGGGTGCGAACGCCTGTGTATAATTTCAATGTTACACTCATTGAGTTGAGCGTATCTAAAGCAAGGGCATTGTTCTTGCCTGTTACAAATAAAGGGCTACGAGCTTGCGCAATGCTTGTAGGGGTTGCTATTACAGGTGTACTCATTCTTTTTGGTTTTGCAATGTGAAGCGTAGGAAGTCTGCTAACTCAAGAGCGTATGCCGTTGCAAGCTCCTCTGGTAACTGTTCAAACTTTAACTGAAATGGTCGGGTGAAGAAGCTTGTGGTCTTGATACCCTTGTTGTAGATGCTGCGGCTTATCAGAAACGCAGTAGAATCGTAACTCAAGAACCTTCCCTTCTTGTCCCTAAACTGAAACCTTCGTGCAGCAACCCACTTCTCTATGGCACGGGATAACCCTCCCTGCATACTCCCCGAACTTTTACCAAAGCGGAATGGACTGCTTGGGGCTTTTGAGGCTGAGGACTTACCCTGCACTCCATAATCTTGGAACTTCCAATATGGCGCAAGCTCATCCATCTTCCATCGCAGCGCAAGGGAATTGGGGTTGGCCTCTATCTCATATTGTAACGAGTTGTAAAGGGTGCCTGTGACGTTCTTTTTGTTGCGCGTGAGGTTAGACTTCGCCTGTTGGACAACGCCTTTCGCAAACTTCTCAAGGCTTGCCTTTACCAAATCTTGACGGACTTGCATTTAGCAGACGCTGATTTCGGTGTTAGCAAGCAGCACATCAAAGGTTGCAGTCCATCCCGCAAGCAAGTTTTCAAACCTCTCGGTAAAGGGCAGGCACGTTGGGTTGCCATCCAACTGATAAAGTTCAGAGTACAACTGACCCCTGCGTAGCTCCTGCACCACGTCATTGATTACCGCTAACTGGGTATTGAGGATGTCTTGCACGTTGGTCGTTCCGTAGAACGGCTCTGCTTGGCTGCGAGGGTTTTCTTTGGTCTCATCAATCACATCCATACAGATAAGGCTGACGCTCATACGTACCACCTGCCCCTCAAAGGAGGCTTGGTTTATCATAATGTGCGCCAAAGGGAAGATGGTCTGCTTGTTTAAGTCCACATCAAAGACATCGCCAAACGTCACTACGTTTACTTGGCTATGAGCGTCAAGGGTATCTTTTAGTTTGGTGGTTATGTCGTAGAACTGTCTCATCGTTTTAGTTGTTTTTGCAGAATCTTGCTCTCTGTTTCGAGTCGGTCTTTGTCAAAGGTTAGGTATGTGAATGCGAAGGAGGCTGACATTTCTGCTACTTGGTCAAACTTCAAGGGGTCTCCGCCAGAGAGCTGGTAGAAGATAGGGAGCCAATTCCATCTTTTAGAAAATTGTGCAGCGGGGCTAAATTCATCTGATTCTCCATCGCTAAAGATTGCAGGGAAGCCTGCGACAAATCGCTTCCTAAAGTCCAAAAAAAAAGCATCGCACCTATCGCAATGTCAAGCGGCATCTCCAGCATTTTGTTGGCATACTTGGCAGAACCCTCATATTTTTCAATGTCATAACGCTGCCCAAACGTAGAAACGACAGGGCGGAATAGAACCGCCATCGCCTTGTGCATCTGTGTCCAGTCAGAGATGTATTGGTCAACATCGTTTAACTCGCCAACGGTTATCTCCTCAAGGCTTGGGATAAACCCGAACTCCTGCTTGCCGATAAAGAAACGCTGCTTTAGAGCAGGGCGTTCGTTAAAGGCTTTCATCAGTATCGAGTTCACCTTCGTTAGGCTTGAGGCTTTCATCTGGAGGATTACATCCATCTTCAGACCGCAGAAGATTTCCAATGACTTGCGAGCAAGGAACTCATCATCACCCTCTAGCCTTATGAACTTTTGGTAGTCAACGAGTTTTATCTCGTTCATCTGGTTGGGTACAAAGAGTTTCATTGTATTAAAATAACCTTTTAGTTTTAGCGTATGGCATACCTGCCAAAGTTAGGGCGGCTTAGCTTGTTATACGTTGCATAGCGCAGCGCATCTATGGCGTGGTTGAATGCATCTATGGGTTTATTGAGCAGGTTGCCGTTCTTGTCTTCTACCCATTTGTAGTTCTGAAGTTCCTTGATTAGGTTGCTGCTTCGTGGTGTTACGAATAGCTTGTGCCGCTTCAGCACGTCAATGCCCACTATAACGCTATCTGCGCCCTTCTGCGTGGGTTTCACGTTCCATCCCATACGATGCAGCTCTTCGATGCTTTTAGGCTCGGCAGAGTCAGCAAATACCTCCGTCCTTCTATCAAGTCCAAGTGAGGCAAGTACGTTGCTGATGTCGGGGTTGGTCATCCCCGTGCGGTAGATAAGCTCATCCACATAAAGATTGTCCCCCGACTTGTAAACCGCTACAAGTGCGGTTGGGTCGTTGGTGTACCCAAAGTCCATCCCATAACACAAGAGGGCTGCTTCTAATGGTATCTCTGCCTGTCCGTATTGGAAGATGGTGGCTCTGCTCATACCACGTTCTCCAAGACCATAGATTCTCCAGTAGTCGTTATCCGTATGTTGCAGCCTCTCTATCTCCTCCACAATGGAGGCATCCAAGAACGGATTGTCAAGGTAGGTACTTTGTATGTACGTCACGTCATCCCTTGTGAGCAGCTTGTCGTATATCCAATGGAATGCATCAGAGGGGTTGTAGTCAACCCATATCTTGCCTGTCGTACGAATCAAGAGCTGGAAAAAATCCTCCCAAGTGAGTTCGTTTGCCTCGTTGCAGAATAGATAGTCACGTCTTGCTCCCCGTTTCTTTTGCGGTTGGTCAAGGCTGATGAACTCAAAGAGGTTGCCATTCAGTTCGTAGGTGTAGTCGCTCTTGTTGTGCCGTGCTTCATCGTAGAGACCATTGGCATTTAGAATCTCAAAGAAGTCACGATAGGCCGTCATCTTCAGAGACGGCAGGGACTTTCGCACGATTGAGTACACCTTGCCCCTATCCTCCATCGCCATCACGATGAGCATCTGCAAAATGGAGTAGGTCTTACCGCTTCGGCTGCCGCCTTGATTGACTACTATCCGAGTTGATGCGGTGTAGTTCTTCTCAAAGAGTTCGCTACTCTTGATGTTTAGCTCGGACAATCTCTACTTTGATTTTGGTTAGCTCATCCGATACTTCGTGTGAGTTCTCCACCCTTGCGAGTTTAGGGGTCGTGTACTCCGCCATCTTATTGAGCAGGTCAAGTGCGCCCTTTGGGTCGTCTGCTGCAACCTGTGTGAGCCATATAGTCATATTCTCAAGGTTGGCTTCGATAAGGGTTTGGAATGCCTCTCTGATTTTGTTCGTGGTCTTGTTTGGTGTTCCCGCAGGGCGGCCTGTGTTGCCTGCGATGAATCTTCCTTTGTCATCTTTCATATCCGTTCAATTCCGTTATTTTCGGTTTATGTCTAAATAACCCTTTTAGAGAGGTGGTGATTGTGTGTTGCTTGAAGTCGCTCCTTCCATTCCTTGATGTCACCGTATGCAACGTGGCAGGCTCGGCACAGAGCCATCAGATTTTCTATGGTGTCAGCGAGCTTGCTTCCCCCCATCCCTCTGGACTCTATGTGGTGGATGTCTACGGCTTGGCCTTGACATACCTCGCAGGGGATAAAGTCAGTTGTGGAGTAGCCCATCCCCTTTAGGTAGACCTTCGTGTGGTTCTTCACTTTAGTGCGTTGTAGTAGCAAAGGTACTGCTCTACGCAGATAAGT